GCAAAATGCAGTAGATGTAGAGGAAATAGAAGAAGAATAAGTTATAATGAAGGTAAAAGTTTCGTAAAATCTGTGTTTTGCGAAGTTTTTCAGTTCAGCAATATAAATGAAGGTAGGGGGAGGGGTGAGCCGGTATCGGTATCCTATAATATATATACCCCAAATAATCCTATGAGCTATTTCTAAAGGCTTTTTTTACAAAGTGGAGGTTTGAAATCACTCAAATATATATTTTTTAGCTTTTAAAAGGGGTGTATTTATATAGAATAACCTTATAAAAGGGTTAACATAGGGAAATATACCTTTAAGCAGTAAAAATTCTTAAAAAGTAGTATATAGGAGGTTTTAGCAAGTGAGTAAATTAGATCCTGTACAACCAATTATGGTGGCAAGGTGTCCAAATTGTCATTACACAGATGAAATAGATAAATACGAGCAATTTTGGCAGGAATTTGAAGATGGGAAAACAAAACGAATGAAGATTTGCCCTAAATGTGGGATTGTATTTGCTAATAATATAAGATATATAGGCGACGAATTATATAGAGTCGCAGAAGGATTTGGGCTTATAGGAGAAAAGGACGGTTTTAGCAAATGAAATACAATGGTATGGAAATAGTGTCAGATGGTAGTTTAGACAGTTCAGAGAAGGAAACGGTAATAGTATTTGATAGGAGGACAGTATCAGAGGACGGCACTATGGATATTTCTAGCTTTGACAGGATAGTGGTCGAGCATTTACTCCAATCTCCTAATTTTGTAGTAAAAAAGCTGCACTATTCCTATGTAGAGGACGATATATGTATAGTTGGTGTTGATGGTAGACTTCCTTTAGGCCATTTAAGAATAAAGCAGGATTGTAAGACTCCGAATAATGTTAGTTTTACACTTTCAAAGCAGTTTTAAGGAGGGCAATATGAATTTTGGTAAAGCATTAGAAGAATTAAAAAAAGGCAAAAAAATTGCACGAAAAGGTTGGAATGGTAAAAATATGTGGCTGTGCTATATGCCACCTGTAACTATTGAAGAAAGCATGGTTAATGGTAGAAGCAGAAAATTTTTACCAGAAGGGAAAGATTTAGAATGTCAGGGGTATATAGTTATGTGGACCGCTGGCGAGAAATGGCAGCCAGGGTGGTTAGCTTCACAACCTGATATGCTATCAAACGATTGGGAAGTTGTTGAATAATGTTAGTTTTGTCTTATCAAAGCAATTTTAAGGAGATAAAATGGCAAAATATCGTAAAAAACCAGTTGTTATTGAAGCTATACAATTTAAGTTGATAGAAAAAATACCTTGTAAACACGGAATAGCAAAAAAATATAATGATTTAGAAATAGCAGAATTTATGGATAAAGCTATAAGAGTTAAAACTATACCAAATGGAAGTTCAGAGGGAAAAATTGAAATTGAAACTTTAGAAGGAACAATGATAGCTAGTGTAGGCGATTACATCATTAAAGGTGTTAATGGCGAATTTTATCCTTGCAAACCTGATATATTCCATAAGACTTATGAGAAGGTGAAATGATGTTAAGACTATTAAATGCTTTATTAATAGCTGGGTTGTTAGCAGGTATAGTCATGTGGATTAGTGTTTAGGAGGTAAATATGGACAACGAGGAATATGCCAAAATGGTTATGAAAGAAGCTAAAAGTAGGGAAATATTAGTTGGAGATTGTGGACCGTCGCCAATAGAAGATATACCAGTAATTGAGCCAGATGATAGTCCTTTAATGCGAATGTATAAAGAAGCAAAGCAAAAAGCATTTGTAACTGATACATCTCAAATGGAAAGAGAACATCAGGTTGACGCTTTAAGATATACTTGTGGAGGTATTGCTAATTTTATGGGACCAACAAAGGAGGAAGGTAATATGACAGCAACAGGTATGAGGGCAAGTGAGCCAAGAGAAATGTGGAGTATTTATCAGGTAATTGCTATTGAAAAAGAGAATTGTGGCGAAGGTATTCCTAAAATTGACACTAAAGTAGTGGCTAAAAACGCTGAACACGCTAAAGGTTTGGCTGGAGTTAATACTATGCTTGAAAGAAATAACTTCGATAATACAAAAATAACGGTAATTTGCGATCGTTTGGCGACAGTTAAACCAGTTAAAGATGATGAATAGTTTAGAAATGGCTATAGCTGAAAACAAAGCTATCCAGGATAAGATCATAGATGTTGTAGCCGATTATGATGTGGAATTTGCAGCTGAATTAGATGATTTAGTAGAACATAAGATAAAAGCTGATGAATTAGATTTAAACAGGCTGCAGATAATGGTTGAAAATTCCTGGGAAATCTATGAGGATTATTTTGTGCTATATTTGGATAAAAGACCTATAGCAAAATATTATACTGAATTAGATTTAGAAAATTATAGAGCTGAAATACATTTTAAGAAACTTTAAGCAATAAAGAGGGTAGTGAGAAGGCGTTGCATTAAGTGTCGCAAACTCTCCGTATAAGGCTGCCCTCTTTATATAGATTATCCGTAGGTGGCCGAAATGGTGATGGCGGCGGACTGTAAATCCGACTGTGTGGGAGGCACTTGCAGGTTCGAGTCCTGCCCTACGGACCATTTTTTTAGGAGGTAAAATGCAGAGTTTAATAGTATCACCAAAAATTTATGATATTTTGATGAATTATGATGAATATTTTGGCGAAAAGCCAGCAGAAAGAAGGGTTAAAATGGGTAGATACAGACCAAAATTAGTAGGTAAAGCCGACACAAAATTCGGTCATTTAGTCAATATTAAGAATTTATTTAGAGCTGGGGCATATAAACAGCTACAGCGTGAAATTAAAATGCTGAAAGAGGTATAAATATGAGTAAAAATTTTAGAAAATTGCTTGATAAATCAGAAACATTACACGATATAATTTCTACTTCTGCTTTTCCAATTGATATTAACAAAAATGAAAAGGATTATTTAACAGACAAACAAGCGGCAAGGATTGGTAGGGAATTAATTAACTATTTGAAATCAACAAATAATAATTGGTTTATTATTAATATATCAGCACCAGGTTGGGAATTTATTAGAGAAATGCCAACAGAAGAACACAGGATAGATTTGACAATGCTTCCGTTAGATTTTGAAGATAAAGAAAAAGTTTTTGATAGTTTAAAGGGTGAAAAAAATGAGTAAACAGCGTAAAATAGAGAATTTGCAGAAAAAATTACTTAAACAGAAGTATAATGCAGGTAATTATCCACAATTAAAGCAGTTTGAGCGTGAAAATATAGCAAAAAGCGAAGCTATAGGTATTATAGAAAAAAGAATAGATAACGATTTGGAGTGATTAAGTGAAATATAGGGTAGGAGATAAAGTTTGTTCTATTTGTGGCGGCAATTTCTTTTCAGGCACCGCAACCGACACAATGCTTGAAGGTAATATTTGCGAAGTATGTATTAGAAGTTATTATAGGACTCTTTTTTCTTCAAGAAGGAGGTTTACTGTGGAGGAATTTGTTAAAAACGGCGAAGATATATCAGAAGTTATCGAAATATTAGAAGAAATTGACTTAGAAATAGAGGAAGCTGAGTTAAACGATATAGTAATAGATAGATTATTTTTAGGTAAGAATGTTCACGAAAAACTTTTAGCAGCGGAAGATTTTTTTATACACGGTGTAGGTGATGGCAAATTAGAAAATAAAGTTTTAAAAAGTTATAGAGGAATACCAGTAGTTATATTAGAGGGCGAAAAATACAAAGATGATATAGATTTTTCTATATTTTAGGTGGTTAATATGGCTAATGCTAATGAAATACAGCAAAAATTTGAAGAATTGGGTTTTGATTTAAGAGATCCTACCGACAGGAAAATGGTTAAATATATAGCTTATAAGAAAAATAAAGCTGATTTTATCGAGGAATTTGTGCATATCGAGGATAAAGACTCCGAAGATATAGTTATTCCTTTCAAATTGTGGGACGCTCAAAAGGAATTATTAGATTTATTTATCAAAGAGGACCGAGTGGTTACCTTGAAAGCCAGGCAGCTTGGTATAACCTGGTTAGCCTTAGCTGATACTTCTCACGATTTAATTTATAACCCTGGCTTTTCAGCTAATACTATCTCACAGACCGAAGGTGATGTTAAGGAATTAGTAAGAAGAATGGGTTTTATCTTCAAATATATGCCTAATTGGTTAATTGTCGATAAAAAAGGCGAAAAAGAGGATAAAAAACAGAATATTACTGGTATTATGTACGAGCAGCATAAGCTGGATATAATTATTCATCACCCAGGCGATAAAGAGCCTTCTGTTTTTAAAGGTTTTACATCTTCTCCTGGTGCTGCTAGATCATTTACAGCAAATAAGGTAATAATGGACGAGTGGGCTTTCCACCCTTTTGCAGAAGAAATATGGGAAGCGGCTTATCCTACCATTAACCGTGCAACTGGTGGTAAAGTTATCGGTATTTCTACTGCTGATAAAGGAACTTTGCACGAAGATATATGGCAGAACGCTGAATGGGAGTTTAAAGGGGAAAAAGGTAGCGGTAAAAACTCTTTTACTGGTATGTTTATACCCTGGTATGCTCACCCTGACCGTAATCAGGAATGGTATGACAGGACAGCTGCAGATATTCCTAATTCAGTTAAGAAAGAGTATCCTGCTTCACCTGCCGAAGCGTTTTCTGCTGGTGCTGGAGCTATGTTTCACGAATGGCGGCCAGATAT